GTGGGTTGACTAGTGTCTGCCATGTTTATCTGTTGTTATTATTACACTAGTATTTATAAGGAAGGAAATAGGGGAGAATCCATCCCCCCCTATATTAATAAATCGGGTTATTACTTAGAGTAGATACCCCAAAGTACCCAAATGGCGACTAAACCAACGAGTCCTTCAGAACCTAAGGCTTTTACAAGACTTACTACTGAACCGACTACATCCAAACCTAAGAATGGAACCGCTGCACCAAATAAAATTTGGAGAACAACACCTAGAGCAATGAGCCCTAATCCTATGTTTGTTACTTGTTTAATCCACCCTGAGATTTGATCTAACATAAATTTTTCTCGATATAGGTTGAATTTATAATAAAGGGGTTAGAGGGGAAAAAACGATTCCCCTCTAAAAGATGTGATTACATCAAGTTACTTACACGAACTCTGCGGTAGTAGGTGTTACTACTTGGAGAGAACGGCTGTGACGCAGCAGAAATTGCAGCTGATGTCTCTGACATCGGATTAACTGCCATTCCGTAACGTGTCTTGAATGCAATGCGAGGTTGGAAAGTTGCTTCCGAAACCGCACGTACCATTTGCAATGGAACGTAAGGACAATAGAACAGTCCTGCATCATAAGCATTAGAACCACGATAACCAGCAACATACCAGTTATTAGCAGCACTTGCACTTACAACGGAGTTATAAGGATCGACAAATACTTTGATACGACCATTAATTGTTCCTGCGAAAGTACTTCCTTCTGGACTTGGGTCAACATTCATGTTACCTGAACCATTTGCTCCTCCTCCAACATCAAGAACACCGGCCATTGAAAGGGCAGATGCGACATCAGCGGAACAAACTAGAATGTTTCCTTTTCCTCTGCGGGTCAAGATTCCAATATCGTTACAATCACGCTCGATCTGGAACATTAGACCTTTGAATTTTTCTACTGACCAACGACCATTAGAATCTGTATCTAGATTCATGATGCCTGGGTCAGCTGTGGTTTGAGCACCTTCTTTTGCTGTTACATAAATTGTACGAACAACTTCACGATTGATTTCCGCAAGGATCTCAGTTGAAAGTATGTTTGACAATTCGGACTCTGCATCAAGACCATGAATTGCTTTTAAGTCTTGTGCAAGTTCCATTGTGTAGGCAGCACGTAACGCACGTGTCTTTGCCGTAACAGTTGCTTTCTCAATGGTGAATCCCATATCTTGGAAAGCAGTACCACCAGAAGCTCCTAATGCCTCACCGACAGCGGTGGTAGCACCACCTTTTACGTTGTATGCACCAGCGGTGTTTACACCCCAAATGTCAGGAATAGCTGCATCAGTTGTTACTGGAGCCGCTGCACCTGAATCATTAAGAGCACCAGGCTCTGCACCAGCATGGTCAGCTGCCTGATAACTAGAATCTTTGGTTTGTGCTTCGTCAAAAAGTGCTTCATCACTACCAGTAGCACCATCACCCATTCTTGCTTTCATAGCAAAAATAAGTCCTGTTGGGCCACTCATAGGCTGAACACCACAAATATCGTATGCCATCAAATTAGGCATAGACCTACGAACTAAAGAGATCAAAACTGGATCCCAGTTGGCTACTGCATCTGCCGTTGACATTTCTGCCTCTGACAAAAACTGCTTAGACTCTTTGAGTTCTTTTTCTTGGTTCTCCAAGATAACAGCGGTAACTGCACGTTTATACGAATCGGTGATCTGTGGTAGATCGGGATGATTCAAAACTGGTTGCCACTTTTCTTGAAGTACTTCTGAATTATACATAAATTACTCCTTTAAAAGTTTTCAGATATTATTTTTTTGCTCGTGAATTATCCTTTTTGATAGCGGACATATACTTTGCCATATCACCAGAAAATTCTTGAACTGTCTCGTCTTTGGTTTCTTCAGTAAGAGTCTCATCTTGAGCTTTTACTTCTTTATCACCAAAGTAGCTTTCCTTAATCGTTTGAAGTTTCTCTTTATAAGAACCCTCATCGGAAAACTCAACATCATCAACCAGACTTTGGAACTTCTCAGTTTCAGTATCAGTCATCCCATCAGCAATATCAGCAATCATGGACTCTTTTACAAGTTCACCTTTTGCCTTTTTCAACTGGACATTTTCTTCCATCTGCTTGTTTAATTTTTCTTCCAATTCTTCGATTTTCGATAAATTGGCTTCCAGAATGTCATACTTCTCATCTGGAACATCAATGTAGTGATCTTCAAATAAACCTTTTAGACCACTAATGAAATCTTCAGCAATCTCACCTTTGAGCCCACGCTCAATAGCAAGTTCGTTTTCAGACATCCATTGCTCAACAACGTAGTTCATATAGTCATCGACTTTTTCAACTACACTTGTCATTGTTTCTTCAGCAACTTTCTTTGAAGATTCTTCATTTTC